AGGAAAATGGCAATCGAAAGCACTCCCTTGAGCGGACGTGGCGGAATTGGCAGACGCGCTAGATTCAGGTTCTAGTGGGCGCAAGCCCGTGGAGGTTCAAGTCCTCTCGTCCGCACCAATCAAATCAATAAGTTCCGAATCACCATAGAGATAGGTCAATTCGCCCTTCCAGGCCGTTGTGTGAGTATTGTGTGAGTGCCATCGAAAACCGAGTCGGTGTGCGAGTCCGCGCGCCGCTGCGCCTCAACCCAGGTCTGAAGGCGCTGGGCCGCGGTCACTAGATCCGCCTCCGAGACGATGTTGTAGCGCTCAAACACGGCGCGCGTCTTGTGACCGGAGATTTCCTGCGCCACCCGCTCGGGAACACCGGCCCGAACCAAGTTGCGAACCGCCGTTCGCCGCAGATCATGGAACAGCCGCGCGGGGCGGTTGGTCTTCTCGTCCCATAGCCCGGCAGCTTTGCACGCCGCCTCCCAGCCGTGGCGGAAGTCGCGGAACGGCGCCCCGTGGTACGTGAAGACGTACTCGCTCTCGCCGGCGGTCTGCCGATGCAGCCGGAGAATCTCAAGTAGCTCGGGCGCAAGCGGGATCACGCGCCCTTCCCCGCTCTTGGTTTCACCCGCACGCAGGCGCACCACACGTTGATCGAGGTCAACCTGATTCCACTTCAGTCGTAAGATTTCCCCCTTGCGGCATCCCGTCCAGTAGCCGAACGCCAGCACGGGCTTCAGGTGGTCGGGCAGCGCCCGCAGCAGTGCCCGGTATTCGTGCTCCTCGAAAAACCCTGAACGCGGCGGGCACTCCGCCAGCTCGGGGATCTTCGGCACGCGCGCCAGCTTCGGAGGGTCAGCTTCCGCCGCCAGGCGCAGCGCCCTTCGGAGAATGGCCAGCGCACGGTTGATTGTTCCCGCCTTCAAACCCTCTTTCTGCTTCGCCAGGATGAACGCCCGCACTTCGCTGGTGCTCAGCTTGGCAGCCGGCATTGAGCCCAATGCCGGCATCAGGTGCTTCCTGATGGTCACGTCGAGCCACTCCAGGCTCTTTCGGCCCCGTATGCGGTAGTCCTGTTGCAGGTCGGCGAGCAGCCCGGCGATGGTCAGGTCACCGCTCCTTGCCATCCCCGGCCCAAGCAGATCTCGCTGTTTCTCTTGTTCCGCCGCCCAGCGCTCCGCATCGCGCTTTGTGCCGTGGATCGTCTTGTTCAGCGTTCGGGTCCGCCCCTTCTCGTCCAGACCTAAGTACACCCGCACGAGCCATCGGTTCTTACCGCGAGAGATGATCTGCGCCATCAGTGAGGTTCCTTATAGGGCTCTATCGTTACTTTCACCCACCCGACTCTGTCGCGGCAAGTGGCAACTTTTGCCACTTGCGACCGCTCGAGCCAGTCTGGGCGGCGCTCAATCCATGGCGTGCGCATCACGAGCCAGGGGCGTCTCACCTCAAGCCACATTTCAACCTCCCGTCAAGAATCGGCTGCGGCTGACTTGGTAGCCGGCGGCAGGCGGAGCCGCATCCTGCGCCCGCGCCGCGAACGCGGCTGCGTGATGCTCGAGCTTGAAACCTGCCATGTAGAGCGAGTGCAGCGCCGCTACAGCATACGCGCGCGCATCGAGCGCCTCATTTCGCACACCGGCAGGCTTGGCGAACTTCCGCTCGCCGCGCTCTACGATAATCCGCTCGCTCACCAGCATTTCGAACCAGTCGCGCCCGCGGTCCAGCGGGAAGTGGCAATAGCCCGGCCCCGGCCGTTCCACCCGCAGCCGCGAGTAGACTTTCTCTTTCGCCACGTCTGCGCCCACCAGGTACAGCTCGCCGCGGTTCTTGCCGCCGGTCGTAGCCCTCCGCGGCCAGATCGGCTTGCCGAATCCAGACTGGCCTTTCACTGGCCAGATTCGCCGTCCACGGCGCGCCCGGCAGAAGTCCAGCACGGTCTCCGTCTCAAAGCCGGCGTCAATCGCCGCGGCACTCACAGGCAACACGAGCCCGCTCTCATGGCGCCACTGGCGGCTCAGCAGCCGGTCCAGGTCGCCCCATACCTCCGGCTGCCCCGTGTCGCCGTGCAGCGTGTAATAGCCCAGGCTCCAGCTCTCTTCCCCGGCGCCCCAGCCGACGATCTCGCACTCGATCCGGTCGGCCTGAACGTCGGCGCCGGCGGTAATCAGGCATACGCCAGCCGGCGCCTCGGCCCCGAACGGCTCGCGCCGCGCGTAGAGCGCGTCGGCCTCAAGCGGCACCGCCGCCTCGTCGCGCCATGCCTCGCCCAGGATCGTGTTGACGAACACTTGCAAGGTCTCGCGGCTCTTCTTCGCTTCCAAGAACTCGGCGGCCAGCTCGCCCCAGCTCGGCCAGCCCACGGGCGCGTAGAGAGCGTTCAGCGAGTAGCTTCGCGTGCGCCCGTCGCTCGCCGCAGTCGGCCTCCACTCGCCGGCGGCGAGCATGGCGGTCTTCTCGTGGTTCTGAATCTGGTAGGCGCACGCCTCACACTCGTAGTGGGCCTTCTCGGGCTGCCCCTCAGGCCAGCGGAGATTCTGCCATACCAGTCGTTGCTTGTAGCCGCAGCGCGGGCACGGAACGAAGTAGTACCGCTGGTCGCCCTGCCGGAAAAGCGCTTCGATCCGGCTCGCGCCCTCAATGGTCGGTGTGCTCACCGCCAGGATCTTTCGCTGCGAGCCGAAGGCTACTGTCCGGCGCACGGCCAGCGTCAGCGGGTCGCCCTCGCCGTCGGCGTCGGCGGGCCAAGCGTCCAGCTCGTCGGCCAAAACGTACTTCGCCGGCAGGCTCCGCAGGCCTACGGCGCTGTTGGCCCCGGTAAGAATCAGCACGCCGCCGGCGAACTCTTTCAACAGAACCGTGTTCCCGCTGTCCCGGCTGCGCGGATCTTTCACCCGGCCCCGCAGTACAGGTGAATTCTCAATCAATCCGGCCAGCCGTTGCTTGCTGAACCGCTTGGCCATTTCCACGGTCGGTTGAACCAGCAGGATCGGCGCCGGCGCATGGTGCATGAGATAACCGCAGGCGTTCAGCAGCACTTCGGTTCCGCCGATCTGCGCCGATTTCTGGAACACCACGCGCTCGCAGGGCGCACCCGGCGTGAGTGAGTCCATAATTTCGCGCAGATACGGCGTGCGGCTCGTCCGCCACGGGCCAGGCTCCGGGCTCGTGTTGCCCAGCACTCGGTAGCGGTCGGCCCACTCGGAGACTGTCAGCTTGGGGGCGGTAGCAACGCCTCCAGCGCCTCGCGCCAGGTCTCAGCAGCCGTCGGCATGAATGGCCCGCAGCGCCTCCTCGAGGGCCTCGCGCAGTACGCCCCGCACCTCTACCTCTCCCCGCCCCGCCAAAACGGCTCCTAGCCGGTCTGGAAGTGCGAGAAGCCTGTCCCTGAGAGCGGCCAGCGCCGCCGCCCACTGCCGGCGTACTTCGGCGGCCTCGAGCAGTTCGCCGCGGCGTTGCCGCAACTCCAACTCGCGCAACTCTGCCAGAGCAACAGCCTTGCGGCGGTCGGCTTCGGCTTTTGTGATTTTCGACATTTGCAATCAAAAACCCGGCGGCGGCAAGGGGTAGTGAACCGCCGCCGGGCAAGGAGGGTGCCGCTTTGACGCACGGGGGAAGCCCGCGCGGGGGGAAGCGGCCCGATGACCGATTCGGCCCCCGAAAACCGCTTCTTAGGCCGGTCCGGTCAATCCGTGAACGCCCAGCTTCGCGTCCACCGTCGCAACGCCGCTGTCGGCGGCCTTCACCGCCACACCCACCAGCGGCTTAGAGCCCGTGCCAGCAGTCTTCGTGCAAGCCGTGCCGCTCCAGTAAAGCACGTCGCCGGCAAGAATGTTGTCGGCACTTACCTTCGGCAGCGTAAACACGCCTTCCGTGACCAGCTCTACCGCCTCGCCGCTTGCGGCCGAATAAGCCGCAACGCCGCGGATCGCGCCCACCGTGACATACTGCCCGCTTGTGACGTTAGCCGGCGCAGTAACCGTGATCGTCTTGCCTTCTTGAACAAAGTTTTTCATTCCAGACCTCGCTTACTTTGAATCGTGAAAACCTTTGCCTCGCCCGGCTGCGCCAACCGCGCTATCTCGCGGTCAATCGCCTGAAGCGCTTCCGCTTGCCGGGCGTACTCAATCGAACGCTCCCCGAACTGAATCCGGGCAACGCCCAGCGTTCGGACAATTTCGTCTCGCCGCTGCTGAAGCTCAGCCAGGGTCATGCGCTATGCCCCCGGATTCTTGAACGCGCCACGGTGATCCACCGCGCCCGCGCCCAAGTGCCAGACCACGCGGAACTCGGTTCCCAGGGTATTCCACCCCGGGCGCGATTCCACCCGCGGCCCTTCGTAACCTTGCAGCTCGGCGTACTCGAAGACTGGCGCCTCGCTCGGATCGCAGAACAAGTACCAGGCCGCGGCCTGGTTCTTGAGGTCGAAGCGGGGCTCGACAAGCGGGATAAGTCCGCGCGCCGCCGTTTCGGCCTGCGTCGAGTTGGTCGGATACAAAGTAGCAAGTAACTTATCCACAGTGACTTCAAGCGCGGCGGGAATCAGAATGTATCTCGGCTGCGCGCCAATGGGATTACCGCTTGCGTCCACTTGCTTGCGAATTGCCAGCTTCGCCGCCGCAATGGTCGTATCGCTCGGCGCTGCACCCGTTGCGGCCAGGTTACCGTGGTTGGCATGAAAGACGGCCAGGTTGTCCGCGAGTTTCGGGTTGGCAATGATTGTGTCGGCCAGGAAACCGCTGAACCACTGTCGCGCACCGCGAGTAATCTTGGCGGCAATGTCACTAAGTGCGCCCGCGTCGTCGTTCACGAGCGTTTGGAAGCTAATTGCAAAGCCACGTGCGTAACTTGCCAACTTATAGCTTGCCAGTTCTTTTCCGTCGATCGTGCCGAACGTAACCTCGCCGCCCTCGTTTACCTTGTCGAGCGCCGGGCCGTCAGAAACCTCCAGAACGTGCCGCGCCCGGAAGTCGGCCATTGTCACCCGCCGGAAGACCTGCGTGATCGGCGAAGGCGCCTGCCGCAGCGTGAACAAGCTCTTGTTGAACAATTCGGCCAGCAGCGCCGAAAAGTCACTGGTCGTGTGCATGGCCCGGGTCAACAGCTCCACCGGGCTGCCCAGCGTGCTCAAGCCGCGCTCCTGGAGGATGCGCCGCGCCAGGTCGCTGAAGCGCGCATAAGCGAACTCGCGGCCCTCCTTCGGCTCATGTCGCGGTTCAATGCGCGAATACAGCCCGTCCGCCATGCGGGCGACGAGCCCCTCGGTCGCGTCCCTGGTCACCACGGCCGGGCCGCGATTGTCAATGACCGGCTGCCGGCGCGCGGCCTCGGCAATAAGCTCGCTTCGCACGCCGTCAATGGTTGCGTGGCGGCTCGCCACTTCGTCGGCCGCTTGCTCAGGCAATGCCAGAGCGGCGGCAATATTGCGCGCCTGCGTGAGCAGGTCGCTTGCAGTTTGCTGTTCCATTGAACCTCCCATTGTTCGAACTTGCGCCGCCGGGTCGGCCCCAAGCGGCACGAAAGAAATCTCTCGCGGCGTCCAGCGTGTCGCGATCTTAATGCGCTTGTTGCCCTCGCGCGTCTCGCGCCACTCCTCTACCGAGTAGCCAACTGAGACGTTGCGGATCACGCCCGCGCGCACGTCGGCCACAATGCCCTGCACCTCCGGCCGCGTGCCGAACCGCACCACGGCCTCGCCCCGGCTGCCGTCCACGCTCGCGTCTTCCACCACGCCGAGAATTGCTTCGACGCCGCTGAAGTGGTCGTGATTGTTGAGAACCGGCGCGCCCCGCAGCAGGCTCAAGTCCACCGCCTCGGGCTCCAGGCTCAGCCGCTCTAGATACTCGCCCGCCAGGTCGCGGCGCTTGACCTCCGCGCCGGTCGAGAAGACCACGCGCACGGTATTGCGCTCGGCGTCAAACGTCGCTGGTTCAAACTTTGCGCTTCGGGTGAACAGGTCTCGGCTCATGCATTTTCTCCAGTAAGTCTCTTAGGTCCACAAGGTGACCCATTCTGTGATCCGGCAGTCGGTTTAACGCTCCTTGCAGTTGCCGAATAAGCCGGTATGCGTTCTCCAGGTCGTAACGCTCACGGCTGTCCCAGCGGTTTGGCCCCCGGCGGCGGTCTCTCACTGCTCCGCTCCTTGTTCCGCCGGAACGGGCACGTCCTGCCCCTGTTGCGTGCGCCGGCGCGCGTCGCTGTCAAAGACAAGCCCCAACTCGTCCGCCCGCGCGTTGTCGGCGGCGATCTCGGCGTCCACGTCTTCGCTGCGCCAGCCCGTGCGGCCGATGATTTCAGACCGCGAAGCGAATCCCGCACGCACGCGCAGCACGTCGGTCAGCACCTCGGCCCGGCGGTCGAGCATTTCCACCTCCGGCGCCACCCACCGCCGCACGGTCACGTCTACGTCCGGCTGGAGCACGTAGGTCAGCTTGGCCAGGTCCGACCACCGACGTACCACGGGCTCACAGAGCAGCGGAACCAGCACCCCGTACTGAATGCTCTCGATGGTGCGGCGGAACTCGAGCAGCCCGGCGCGGCCGCTCGCGAAGGTGACTTGGCTTAAGTCGCCGCTCAATAATTCGTAAGGCACGCCCAGCCCGGCCGCAATGTGGCGCATCTGCGCCCGAATGAACGGGTCAAACGCCGTCTCAATGGCCGGCGGTTCGCTGAATTCCACGTCCTCACCCGGTTGCAAGCGCACCATGCTCCCAGGCTCGAGGGCAGGCACCGCGCCGGCCTGCGATAGCGGGTTGCCGCCCTCGGCGGTTCGCACAAAGCCCGTAAACAGCGCGGCGGTCTTGCTGCGTACCAGCGCCGCTTGCAGATACTCATCTAACTCGCGCAAGGCAATCAGCACCGGCGCAAGCCAGCTCTGGCCCCGCGTTGCGCCAGGCGCCAACGGGCGGTAGACGTGCAGGCACTCGGACGCCGGCACGAAAACCGATTCCAGATTCGCGCCGCTCAGCGTCGGGTTCTGTCGAAAGAGCCAGTATCCGGCCGGCCGCAGGCCGTCGTACTTGATCCCCGCCAGGGTCGTGGCGTCGGTCTTGCTCTCGTCGAGAAATTCCGGCCCCAGCACTTGGAGCGTCAACGGAACGCCCGGGGCGGCCTCGTCAACCCGCAGGATCACAAATGCTTCACCGGCGACGATGACGCTGGTCAAGATCTGTGCGCCCAGCCCTGTCCAATCGAGCCGCCCCGAAGCGTCGCAGCGGCGCGTCCAGCGCTCCCAGAGCCTCTGCGCGCCGCGATCGCTGAACATCGGCGTGATGCCAGAGCCGCCCCAGCAGGCGTTCACCAGACATTCCACAGCCCTGCGGGCCAAAGGGCTGTTTGCGTGCTCATGTTGCGCCCGGGCGCGCAGCACGGCAGGGTTGCTCCAGGCCGCATTGGCCGCGCCGGGCGCCGGGCTCCAGTCAGGCAAACGGGAAACCGGCCGGGCAGCGTCCCATTGGACGGAACGTGCCGCGGACGCGGGTGCGGGCGGCGAGGTCAACGTGCGCCAGGCGGCGCGGAGGCGGTCAAGCATACTTTCTACCACGATATAGTGTACCAGCTCTTGTCAAGACCACAACATTTTGTGGTCTGTCGCTAGCGCGGTTGTGCCAAACGCCCACCCGCCGCCGAGCCCAGCCGAAAAATCCTTTGGCGGGGCGGGTGGCAGTAGCCATCCCCAGCGCTCAGGGTCTACCACAGACAGCCTCGCCATGATCCGCCCGACGTGTTTCATACTCCCGGAACTCCCGGGAGCATTTGGGGCGCTAACGCAAGTTTGCTGATAGTCTCTCCCCCTATAAGAAATAAGGGGGAAGGAGTATGAGCAAACTTGCGTTAACCGTCTTCGTGCTCCCGGGAGTTCCGGGAGTGCGCGATCACCCATGAAGCACCTCCACGGGCCCGCGCCATAGCGTCGTGCATTGCCGTTGTCCATCGCGCTCCAGGTCGAACTCGTAGGGGCGCATGCCGAGCAACCCCAGGGCCTCGCGGATCTGGACCAGTGTCAGGTGTCGTGCGGCGCCTGCCGGGCAGCTCGCCCATGCCTGAAAGACTTGCGGGTGAACAAGCGCCTCCGCTCCGTAGCGAAGCACGCAAGGCGGCGCCTCTTCGGCATGCGGCTGACGGCGGTAGTCCCGCAGTTTTAGTGCGACGATATACAGCTCGCTCGTTTCGGTAATCGTCGGGCAGCCGGCGGCTTGCCAGCACCGCACGAGCAGCGCGCGGGTGTCGTCTTCGATCAGGCCAGCGTCCACCACCTCATTTGCCGCAGCCCGCAGCATCAATTCGCCCACCGTGCCTGCTACCACGCTGTAAAGTCCGCGTTTCGGCGGCGTCAATGCGACGCCAAGGTACTCCAGCGTGCGACTTTGGATGTGTCGAAACTCCACCAGCTTGGGAATGTCGTACCGCGCTTGTTCGCCGTCGCTCGTCGTGCCGACTAACAGACTGCCTACCCGCTTGAATGCAGCCCAACGCACCCGGCCGCCCCACAAAGTAAGCGCGTTCAAAACCGTCAACGCTTCTTCCGGCGTCTGTGGCGCATCGGTATTTATAGGCCGGTCTCGCGGCGGGCAGGCCCGATCCAAATCATCCGCGTTCATGATGGGAATCACACGCGCCTTAGGCTGCATGTGCCACCTGCTGTTCCCAAGGCGTCAAAGCCTGATCCACCAAGGTGCACAGCTCCACTTCGCTGTGGCCAGCCGCAAACCAATCGGCAGCGTCCTTTGCGCCCGGCAGTTCGATAATGGCCAGCCGGGCGGCATGGGGCAATAGAGACTCTGCCACTTGCCGCGCGTGCGCCAAGCCGGGTTCGTCAGTGTCAGCCAAGATAATTACGGTCTTGCCCGCGAAGTACGGCCCCCACTGCGGACGCCATTTACCGGCGCCGCCCGCGTTGCACGTCGCAACGAAGCCCCATTCGCTCAGGACATCGCAATCTTTTTCCCCTTCGGCTATAAATACGATTTCTGCCGCGAGCACCTCCGGAAGACGGTAGGGAACCTGCTGTGGGTGTTTTCTCCACACCCACCTGCCGGAGGGGTCCTGGTGCCCTTGCCGGAATGATTTTGGCTCCAGCCGGAAAACTGAATACACCTCGCGGCCGCCCGCGTCGCGGTACACGTACTCCCGCACGATGCGGCCCCAAGCAGAGGGGTAGCGAACGCCGGGCCGCCATTCCAGCCAGTTGTCGCGGCGCTCCTGCGCCGGCCATAGCCCGCGCGCTTTCAGGGCCTCGATTACGTCCTCTTGTGCGCAGCCAGCATGACAATGCACCAGCAGCCGGCCGTCACGTTCCGTAAGACTTAAGCTTGGATTGCGGTCATCGTGCGCCGGGCAGCGCGCCACCCAATCAGCGCCGCTTCGCCGCGCGCCGCCGAGGGCTTTTGCGATGCATTGCGGGCTCAGCATGGCGCCCTCCGCACCTCCTCCGCCCGCCGCAGGGACGCGTCGAGGCGCAGCCTCGCTCAGCGGCAGGGAGTCCAGGTCACCGGCGGTCATCCCCCACCACCGGGCCGGGCTGCGGCCGCGGATCGGCGCCTTCGATCCAGGCTAAGAGCCTTTCTCGTCCAATCAAGATACGCTTTCCCAGCCGCCTGTGCGGGATCAACCCGAGCTTAAGTGACTTATAGAGCATGCTCCGGGAAACGGTTCCACCGAGCAGCGCCAGCGCACCCTCCACTGAGAGCACGGGCTGATTCGTGTCGATTTTTCTTGCCACCGTTTTTCTTTCCATGGTATTCTTGAGCAGGACCAGTGGTCCTATTCGATTTATACCATAGGGCCAGCGGCCCTGTTAGGGAGTTCTTTGAATGGACATTGCAGATGCTATCCGTATCTTGCGAGAAAAGCTAGGGTTAACCCAAGAAGAATTTGGCGCAAGAATTGGTGTGACCGGTCGCGCCATTCGCCGTTACGAGGCTCGCGATCGTCGCCCCGACGTTGGTGCGCTCGCTGGCTTTGCTGGCCTTGCCGCGGAAGCCGATCGCCACGACCTTGCCTACTTGTTCACGCGGGCGCTCGTTAAAGAACTCCGGCTTGAGCGCCTCCAACTCGGGATCTTCTCCGCACCCGCCCGACCCAAGGAAGAAGACTCGCCAGGCATCATGCTCATCGCATTTCGCGGCCGCGAGGCGCAAAACTACGCCCGCGCGTTTTTTGAGACGTTTGGAAGGTTCCTCTACGGAACCGCCGAAGAGCAACAGCGTGCGGGAGCGTTACTCGATCAATTCAACCTCGAAGCTTTCCGCGAATGGCGGGGGCAATGAAGAGCCCTGCCTTCTGTGTGAGTCTTGGTGTGAGTACTGCGCACCACAGGAGAGCACGCAGTACCATTTTCATAGACTTAGCAACACAGGGTAGCACGCTATGTTACTGAAAACAAAGGACTTATTAGATTCAGGTTCTAGTGGGCGCAAGCCCGTGGAGGTTCAAGTCCTCTCGTCCGCACCATCCCGGAAAAAGGGGACACACCAGGCTGACGGATTTTCAGGAGAAGAGGAGGGTGTGGTCGAAGGGGGTGAAGGCGGTCAGATAGACGCTCCGGCCGGGGAGTTTGGGATCGGCGCCGCGGACCTGGACGTA